CACCCCCCTTGTTAATTTAAGTCCCCCCTTGTAAAAAAATTTTTTTCATGTATAAATCCGTTTTACGGCTAACACCTGCGACTACATATGACACTGAAGGTAAAACCTGAAATAGCGGTAGATATACCTGAATCCGACCTTGAGCTAGACTTACCCGAAAAGATGGAGGCCGCAGCTACCACCGCAGCAGAGTTGGCCGAACACGGGCTAGACCTAGAAGTAACAAAGGAAGACCAAGAGAATGCCGCTAAGTTAGTGGCCGCTTACGCAGAAGACCCTGAAGGTACGTCTAAGAAGGTCACGTTAAAAAAAGCTGCTACCCTCACACCCGCATCGTTAATAATGACCGATAAAATACTCAAGGAGTTTGGGCAGTCTGTTGTCGAAAACTCTTTACATATCAGACACATGGTGACCAACAAGTTAGTGCTGGAGTCTGAAAACCCCGATCCGCGTATTCGCATGAGAGCTTTGGAACTATTAGGTAAGATATCAGATGTGGGTCTCTTTTCTGAGAAATCAGAAGTGACGATCACGCATCAGTCCACGGATGACCTGCGTGAGAAGCTAAAAGGCAAGCTGGAGAAGCTGGTCGCAGGAGAGGTGGTAGAAGAAGCAGTTGTCGTGGATGTAGATGAGGAGTTAGGCATAGAAGACTACGATGACTGAGGCTGCGTTAGACTTTTCGGAAGAAGAAATCCAGAAGATGCTGGATAACATCGATTCTTTTTCGCCTGACGAGGTAGTAGAGATAGATCGTATTGTTGATGAGCTATCCTCCCGTAGACAGAATGAGTTGGCTTTCAACGACCTGATCGAGTTCTGCAAACGTATGCAACCGGATTACATTGTGGGCCAACACCACCGCATACTGGCGAAGATGCTCATGGATATCGAGCAGGGCAACAAAGACAGGATATGTGTCAACATACCACCAAGACACGGTAAGTCACAGTTAGTATCTATTTACTTCCCAGCGTGGTTCTTAGGTAGGAACCCGAATAAGAAAGTGATGATGGTGTCACACACGACTGATCTGGCAGTAGACTTTGGTAGAAAAGTTCGAAACCTGATAAGCACTGACGAGTACCGTAGTATTTTCCCTACGGTGGCCTTGTCAGCCGACTCTAAATCAGCAGGTAGATGGAATACAAATGTGGGTGGGGAATACTACGCCTGTGGTATCGGCTCGTCTATCGCAGGTAGAGGTGCAGACCTATTATTGGTGGACGACCCCCACTCTGAGCAAGATGTGATTAACGGTAACTTTGAGGTATTTGAGAAAGCCTACGAGTGGTTTACCTTTGGAGCACGGACTCGTCTGATGCCGGGAGGCCGTGTGGCAATCATACAAACCAGATGGCACATGGACGACCTGACGGGCAGGGTGACACGGGACATGGTGAACAATGACCGCTCTGACCAGTACGAGGTGGTGGAGTTTCCTGCCATACTGGACACGGCTGATAAAGAGAACAAACCCATACAGAAACCCTTGTGGCCTGAGTTTTTTGATTTGGAAGCGTTACTACGTACCAAGGCATCGATGCCGACCTTTCAATGGAACGCACAATATCAGCAGGAACCCACGGCAGAAGAAGCTGCTCTAGTAAAACGAGAGTGGTGGCAGTCGTGGGAGCAGGAACAACCCCCTACGTGTGAGTACATCATAATGTCCCTAGATGCAGCAGCGGAAACTCACAACCGCGCTGACTATACTGCGCTCACTACGTGGGGGGTATTTTTTAACGAAGAAGAAAACGCACACCACATCATCCTGCTTAATAGTATAAAAAAGCGTCTTGAGTTTCCTGAACTAAAAGACCTAGCGATGGACGAGTATAGGGATTGGGAACCCGATGCGTTTATCGTGGAGAAGAAGAGCGCGGGGACAGCCCTGTATCAGGAGATGAGACGCATGGGACTGCCCGTGCAGGAGTACACGCCACACAGGGGGTCGGGAGACAAGCTGGCACGGTTGAATTCGGTTGCAGATATTGTAGCATCAGGTATGGTGTGGATGCCGATAACGAGGTGGGCAGAAGAAGTTATAGAAGAGATTGCAGGGTTTCCATTTATGAGCCATGATGACCTCGTGGATAGCACAGTTATGGCACTAATGAGATTTAGACAAGGTGGGTTTATCCGTCTACCAACGGATGAGCCAGAAGAAACACGCTACTTCAAGCAAAGGCGGGGTGGATACTACTAATGGCTATTGAAAAAGGGTTATACGCAGCACCGGAAGGACTCGAAGAAGAGGCAAAAGAGGGGGCTGGGCTAGAAATAGAGATAGTTGACCCTGAAATGGTCACACTAGATGACGGTAGTATGGAGATAACCATAGTGCCTGACGCTAAAATAGGAGACATGACCCAGTTTGATGCGAACTTGGCAGAGTTTTTAGACGAAAATGCCCTGTCTTTACTCGCAGATGATGTTATGGGGCTGGTTGCATCCGATATGGATGCACGAAAAGAGTGGGCAGACACCTTCGTAGAAGGGCTTGACCTGCTCGGCCTCAAGATAGAAGAACGTGCGGAGCCTTTTCAAGGTGCTTGTGGTGTGTTTTCTACTGTTTTATCCGAAGCTGCTATACGTTTTCAGGCAGAAGCCATGAGTGAGACCTTCCCCGCGTCCGGTCCAGTACGGACAAAGGTGATAGGGGAGGAAGATAAGGACAAATTAGAGGCCGCAGACCGTGTAAAAGCGGATATGAACTACGAATTGACCGAAAAAATGGTCGAATATCGGTCAGAACACGAAAGATTGCTCTATAGTTTGGGTTTATCGGGGTCTGCGTTCAAAAAAGTCTATTTTGACCCTAATTTAGGGCGGCAAGTTGCCATATACATACCCGCAGAGGACGTAATTGTGCCTTATGGAGCGTCAAATATAGAAACTGCGGAGCGTGTAACACACGTTATGCGAAAAACTAAGAACGAATTGCGTAAATTACAGGTTAGTGGCTTTTACAGGGACATAGACTTGGGAGACCCCACGCCCTACCACTCTGATATAGAGGAGAGAAAGGCAAAAGATAGTGGGTACTCTATGTCTGATGATGATAGGTATGCTATTTATGAAATACATGCAGATATGGTCATAGATGGCATAGATGACGAGGATGACATAGCCAAACCGTATGTAGTTACTGTGGAAAGAGGTTATAACACGGTGTTAGCCATAAGGAGAAACTGGAATCCTGATGACAGGCTACAGTTAAAACGCCAACACTTTGTACATTATGCTTACGTCCCCGGATTTGGCTTCTATGGTCTTGGACTCATACACATCGTAGGGGGGTACGCTAAAGCAGGTACATCTATCATACGGCAGTTAGTGGACGCAGGTACGCTTGCTAACCTTCCGGGGGGTTTGAAGTCTCGCGGGCTACGAGTCACAGGTGATGATAAACCCATAGAACCGGGAGAGTTTAAAGATGTGGATGTACCGTCTGGTAGTATAAAAGATAACATTATGCCGCTACCCTACAAAGAACCTAGCCAAACATTGCTGGCTTTACTTGACAAAATAACCACAGAGGGCCGTAGGTTAGGGGCAATTAGCGATATGAATATCTCTGACATGTCAGCTAACGCACCCGTAGGTACTACCTTGGCATTATTGGAAAGAACTCTGAAGCCCATGGCGGCAGTACAAGCTCGTGTTCACTATGCCATGAAACAAGAGTTTAAATTACTCAAAGCAATCATGGCTGAATATGCCCCTGCAGAGTATGGGTATCAGCCTAACCGTGGAGAGATTAGCGCAAGACAATCTGATTACATGTTGGTAGATGTCATACCTGTCAGTGATCCTAACAGTTCCACGATGGCACAAAGGGTAGTTCAATACCAAGCAGTATTACAAATGGCACAATCTGCCCCACAGATATACAATCTTCCACAACTACATAGGCAGATGATAGAAGTTCTAGGTATAAAGAACGCAGACAAACTTGTACCTACAGAAGATGATGCACAACCGCTAGACCCGATTAGCGAGAATATGAATGTACTTATGGGTAAACCTCTAAAAGCGTTCATCTACCAAGACCATGCAGCGCATATTGCTGCTCACGAATCATTTATGCGTGATCCTATGATTGCTCAAGCGTTGGGTAGAGGGCCGCAAGCAGGTAAGATAATGGCCGCATTACAAGCACATATCATGGAACACTATGCGTTCTTATACAGACAACGAATAGAAGAGAATCTGGGTGCACCTCTACCACCTCCAAATTCAGAACTATCTGAAGAAGTAGAATCTTCTTTAGCTAGATTGGTAGCTCAAGCAGGACAGCAGCTAACACAAAGTAACCAACAGAAAGCTGCACAAATGCAAGCACAGCAGAAGGCGCAAGATCCTGTAATCCAAATGCAACAGCAAGAGCTACAATTAAAAGCACAAGAAGTACAACAGAAGGCACAGAAAGAGACCGCAGACATCCAACTTAAAGTTGCAGAGCAAAAACGTAAACAACAGAAAGATACAGTCGATGCGTTGATGGATGCTAAAGAGCTACAACTAGAAGAAAAAGAGTTAGAGTTGGAAGCTAAAAAAGCAGGAGTAAAACTAGCTTTAGATACAGAAAAACAAAAAAATAAAATGGATATGGACCTTTTGAGTGCCATGCAAGAAAATAGACAAGAATAATGGCAGATAACTTATTTACTGTATTAAAGAAAAAGTTTGAAGAAGACAAAGCTTCTGCTATAGAATCTCTTGCGTCTGGAGGAGCTAAAGACTTTGCCCAGTATAAAGAGACAACAGGTTACATTCGAGGTCTGGAAACCTGTTGGCGAACTGTAGAAGACCTCTCGCGCAATTACATGGAACACGATGATGAGTGAAGCTGAAAATATAAGTGAAGAACAGTTAGAAGCAATGATTCCTTTACCTGTGGGGTATAGAGTGCTTATAGCACTGCCGCAGGTAGAAGAGACATTTGATGGCACGGATCTTCTTAAATCGTCACAGACGAGAAACGAAGAACATATCATGTCGATAATAGGATTGGTTGTAGATATGGGCGAACAAGCATATGCCGATAAAGAACGCTTTCCTACAGGTGCATGGTGCAAACAAGGCGATTACGTCATGTTTCGTGCTAATTCAGGCACACGCTTTAGGATAGGTGGCACTGAGTATCGTCTTATGAACGATGACTCCATAGAAGCTGTCGTGCCCGACCCAACTGGAATATCACGAGTATAAGGACTTATCATGCCATTTCAAAAAGTAGAATTTGAGTTTCCTGATCCCGATGCTGTTGAAACAAGCACTGAGATAGAGATAGAACCTTCTAGCGAAATAGAAATAGAAATACCGGGAACCGAAAAACCTGTTGTTGAGGCAACGGTTGAACCTGAACCTGAACCTGAACCTGAACCTGAGGTGGAGATAATTAATGACGTACCTGAAAAAGACAGGAATCGTACCCCGTCTGAACCACCTGAAGATGTCACTGAAGAAGAGTTGGAAAACTATTCAGACAAAGTACGTAATAGAATACGACACTTTAGTAAAGGGTATCACGATGAACGGAGAGCTAAAGAAACGGCTCAAAGAGAACGCGATGAGCTTGAACAGGCAATGCAGAATATGTTGGCTGAAAATAAAGCACTCAAAGATACCGTTGGAAAAAATCAAGAGGCTCTACTCAAACAAGCTAGGCACAGTGTTGATGGAGAACTATCACAAGCAAAAGAAGCGTTTAAAGCAGCGCACGAGTCAGGTGATACAGAAGCTCTTTTAAGTGCTCAAGAACGCTTTACTAATGCAAAAATAAAAGCAGATCGTTTAG